TGGCACAGGATAGAGCAGGCTGGAAAGGTGGCCGCTTTTCTGTTGACTTCGAAACTGCCTCTATCTATGGAGGTCTTCGTGATTGGCAGAGATGGACTGGCGATAATGTCTTCTATTTCAGATTTGCCTATGACCAGTCGTCTGTAGATCCTATATACGGTGAAGCAGACTCTCCATTGGGAAGAATATACTTTGGTCCAATGACTGTTCCAGCTCTCCATGTCATTCACATAGAGGGTGAGAATGATAATTCAGAGAACGGTTTCTACTACAACGACCGAGCACATGTAACTCTTTCCTTTGACCAGTTGAAGAAACTGGGTATGAATAAGATGGATATCAACACTGGTAACTATCTCAAGGACAGATTTGTTTATGACACTAAGGTATTCAGAGTAACCAGTGTTCAGATTCTAGGACAGATACAGCAGAAGGACATCATCGTATCCATTGACTCTACTCAGGTAAAACCTGATGAGATGGTAAATGATATTCAGTTTGCACAGTATGCTATTCCTACAGATGCAAGATCTGCCTCAGCATTTACTCAGCAGTGGAACTTGAACAATGCCAGCTATGATCCGTACAACAGTGGACATGGCAGCGCTTATCCATTGGACTACAAGGTTGCCGAACCAGCCAATGCTATGAGCAAGCAACTACGACAGGTCATTCCTTCTCTTAATCCCAATGACTACAATCAGTATCCTAGCCTAGGTTTTGGCCAGGGAACTTATGGACAAGGCGGTTATGGTGGAGGACCACCAACACCTTAGAAAAGGATGTACATGTTTATCTTCAATGAAGACAGAGCCATGCACGAAAAGTTCAAAGGACTGGTTGTGCAGGATGTCAATGCCCCTGATACAGGCAGACCTGTACAAGTTATATGGCTGGACAACGATACTGAACTAACTAATCTTACATATCCTTCTATAGTTATCTGTAATGTCGGTCTGTCCTATGATCCTGAAAGAGCTTCTTCTGGTTGGTCACAGTTACCTTATACTCCAGAAGGATTCACACAGTGGATCAATGACGGAAATACGGATGTGACCAATAGTCCCTATTGGGCATTTACACCTGTACCGTATAATATTGATTATCAGATAGAAGTACTTTCAAGAAATAACAAACATGCCACATTTCTTACTGCTGTACTATCTGGACCAGATTTTCTTAGTGTACGACATGGTTACCTGGCCATTCCAGAAGACGGAACAGTAAGACGTATGGATCTTATGTCTGGTCCTGAAAGACAGAACACACATGACACTGACGACAAGAGAGTATTTCATAATATCTATTCAGTCAGAGTATCAACTGAACTGCTACCAGTAGAAGTCAACAAGTATCTACAAGTTCAGACAGTTGTCAATAGCATCTCAGTAATTCCACCAAACGAGTAGCAGGAGTAATAAATGACGATAGTACTACCCGTTACGGGTTCCTTGAACTGGGATGTCTCTCTTAACGCTGCCTTGACCAATCTTCAGAACCAGATAACCAGCGGTCCTCCTGCTGGTGCGGCTGGTGGGGATCTTTCAGGAACCTATCCTTCTCCACTGGTAACCTCTACACATCTGTCCTCTCCATTACCTATTGCACAAGGTGGTAGTGGGGCTGCAACAGCACCAGCAGCCAGAACAGCACTGGGATTAAGTGTTGAAACAGTTCCAGGAATCACCCACTTCAACGTCAAGGACTATTTGGCTGTAGGTGATGGTACTACTGATGACCTCACTCCTATTCAGAATGCTATCAATGCGGCAGCAGTAAACGGAGGAATTGTATTCTTCCCTGCTGGTGTCTATAGAATTTCAAACTCTATAGTTATGAAGACCGGAGTTACACTCCAAGGAGTACACGGTACTGGTTGGCCATTCAGATTCCCAACATCTATCTGTTCTATCAGACCTACCAATTCCTTTGCTGGTGAATGTGCTATCTCCATGCTGGGACAGGATATTACAATATCTGGTCACAACGAAGGTAACATGCGCATCATCGATATTGACCTTGATGGTTCTGCTCTACCTGCTGGGTCTGTAACAGGCATCCACGCACAGGGTGAAGTGATGGATGTCATCCTTCAGAACATGACTATCAAGCAGTTCACTCATGATGGTATCCAGACCAACACAGGATCTGGTACGAGAAATCCTCACGACTGGTTCATGGATTCTGTAGTCTGCTACAACAATGCTACCTATGGATACTCCATGCAGATCACTGATGGATATATCAGAAACTGTATTGCTTCCTCCAACACTATTGGTGGATGGTCCATGGCTCCCTTTGGTGGTATTACCATGCAGGGATGTCAAGCACTGTTCAATGGTGGAGATGGTCTGACAGTAACTGGTGGAACCTCTACTGGTAACCTTGTTATATCTGACTTCATGACTGACCGTAATGAGCACAACGGTATTACTCTAGGAACCAACTCTGGTTCAGGATCTCCTCCTATTATCCTTTCTGGAATCACATGTAACCGTGATGGAAGAAATGCTAATGCTGGTGGCGGAGGTTATGCTGGTATCTTTATCAACACTTGCGCCAACCCAATTATTATTGAGGGTGCCATTGTTGGAACTGGAGTTGATGATGATACTACAGGTACCAACTCTCCACAAAACGGTATCAAGATATCTGGTAGTGCTTATGTATCTGTAGGTTCTGGTTACTTTCACGGAAATACTACTGGTTGGTTGGACGACGGTACTAATACTATTGTACGTAGAGGAATTAATATTGGAGAAGCCACTGGATTAAAGGCCACTCCTACTTTCGTCTATACTAATGGTGTAAGTACTGTTGATGGAAATGTTACTGCCGCAGGTAATGCTCTGGGACTTCCTAGACCACACAACAGTAACAACGCTGCGATTGCATGGACAGCAGACCCTGTAACTATCAACGGTTCAACTGCACCAGCAGCAAGCGGTACTGTCTACCTGTCCGCTCTGTATGTTAGCAAGTCCATAACAGCTACCAAGCTGTTCTGGGGAGTACAGACACCTGGTCTTGGAACTCCAGTTGCAGGACAGAACTTCGTGGGAATTTACAACTCAGCAGGTACTTTACTTCAGAGTGTAAACGTTGATGGTAGAACTGGTACCAATACTATCTTTACAGAAACCATCAGTGTTGCTCTTACACCAGGTATGTACTGGATAGGTTTTGTATTCAATGCAACCACACTTCCTGGAATCATAGGACCAGCCGGTCTTCTTGCTACAGCCATTAACTTCAACGATACTGCTTCTACTTCTCGTTGGGCTGTGAACGGAACTGGTCAGACATCACTTCCTGCAACTATTACACCAGCATCAAATACTGGACCTTCTATCTCAAGATTCTATTGGGCAGCTCTAGCGTAACACCCGCTTAAATTTACTAGGAGATATTAATGACATATCAGCGTCCTGGGGTATATGTAAATACCTCCTTGACTCCGCTGTCTGTTGGGACGAATAGTCCTGGCGCAGCAACGGCTGCATTCGTGGGTGTTCATACTCAGGGACCTACTCAGCCGACCCTCATTACAAGCTGGAATCAGTTCCAGGACTTCTATGGTGGTTTCGGTAATGGAGCCAACTATCTTCCATTCGCAGCTTGGCAGTACTTTGCCAACAATGGAAATCGTTGCTACATTGTAAGAGCAGCAGCTTCTGATGCTGTAGCAGCTACTGAAACTCTGAATGACCGTGAAGCAGGAGTAGGTGCAATCCTTCCTCCTACTAATCTGGCTGCGGTTCCAGGTGGAACTGTAACTCCTTCCTACACCTATGAGTACACAGTAACTGCCGTTAAGTCTCCTGGTGAGACCAATGGATCTGTTCCTGTTCAGGCTGTAGCAAATCAGACTCTTACACCAACCAATGATGTAGTTCTTACTTGGACAGCTGTAGCTACTGCAACCAGCTACAAGATCTATCGTCGTAACCTGACAACTGGTGGACCTCTTTCTACACCGCTTCTACTGAGCACAGTAAGCTCTCCAACAGTTACATTCACTGATGATGGTAGCTTCACACCTACTACAGCTATTCCTCTGTACAACACCACTGGAACTTCTATTCCAATCCTGAAGCTCTCCTGTGTATCTGTTGGTGCTTGGGGAAACAACATCTATATTGACATTACTGATTCTGTAAATGGTGCGGGAAGATTCAATCTTACTGTTCGATACAATGGAACTGCTGACAGCAATATAGTTGAGCGTTTCATTGACGTAACCATGAACAGAACTGATCAGCGTTATGCAGTCTCTATGATCAACTCCACACTACTTGGTT